ATGAACAATAAGCTTAAAAAACTATTAGACTATTTTTATCAAAAAGGCTTTGATTGTAAAATAGATACAGAAACGGACATTTTATTTTTTTCTAAAACGGAAAATGATACTAAAAAATGTATACAATTAGATTGTAAAATAAAAAAAGAATGTATACAATTAGGACCTAACATAACAGAATATATAGAAGTAGATAAGGTAGAAAAGATATTGGAACAAGTAACCAATAAGAAAACATACTTTCATTATACTATTTCTGGTACTGTTGATATTGAAAGAGGAGGAAATCTTTCTGAAAATATTTTCATTATTAAAAACGAGAATGAGTTAGAAGCATATGTTCAATTGTTAGATTCCTATTATAACAATTACACATTACCTTTTTTTAAAGCAATTCCTACTCTTCAAAGTTTTAATGATAAAGTTCTAAGCGTTGTTTCATTTGATGATTATCCTAATTATTTGAGAGGTGAAATTGGACTAAAAGCTATGATTATCATGAAATTTTGTAATAATTCTCTATATGAAAAGTATATTAAATATAGAGAAGAAGGTTTTAGAAACTCTCCAAATTTGCAAAATGTGAAATCTAAATTCCATCAAATTGTCAAAAAAAGCTTTATAGAGTTTAATAAATTAAAAGAGATGTTTAATGAAGAATATTACCAGACAGCTCCTTGATTTAGCCTAAATATATTTAGCTGTTAATGATATTGTTGATTTTTAATCATTTTTAAAGGTGTTTTAAAATTTATTTGTAAATCAGTTTTACTATGGCTGAAAAAATATTTATATCGGTACGATTCTTTACTCAAGAGGAACTTCAAGAATTCAAACATCGGCATGGTTACGAGGTAACAGAGATTTCCTATGCTTGCAATAAAGAAATAGACTTTTATCAACCAGAAGAAAAAGAGTTCTTGATGAGAGAAGGCTTTCCTATGATTTTAGCGCGCTTTTTTGCTTAATCAGTTTCTCTGCTATAAATTTTATTTTCTTCTAAAATATCAAAAAGATTCATTTTTTTCTTAAGATAGTTTCACACTCTCCAAAATTAAATGGAATGGAAAGTGGGAGCAGGAAAAGAAAGATGATTAGAAAATATTTAATAAATTTATGTCATTAATTTTAATTCATTTATGTTAGTAAAAGCAATACAAATAGCGGTTAGTGCTCATAAGGAGCAAGTGGATAAATCGGGACAGCCTTATATTCTGCATCTTATCAGGGTGATGGACGCAGGAGAAACAGAGCAGGAAAAGATATGTGGAGTGCTTCATGACCTTGTAGAAGATACAGACTGGGCTTTTGAAAAACTAGAAAATGAAGGTTTTTCGGAAAAAATCATTTCTGCACTAAAATGCGTAACAAAACAAGAGAACGAAGATTATGATGCTTTTATAAACCGTATTAAGGCAAATCCATTGGCGATAAAAGTAAAACTTAATGATTTAAGGGATAATATGGATATTACTCGTTTAGTTCATATTACAGAAAAGGATCAAGAAAGGCTTAATAAATATCTAAAAGCATATCAGGAATTGAAAGCATGTTTATAAGCCTTGATACTTGTTTCTCCACTTTAATCAAGAAGTAGACAAAAACAAAAAAAGAGATTTAATTATTAAATCTCTTTTTACTTAGTAGCGGGAGCAGGGCTATTGTTGTTAATTGTAAATGACTGATAATTAAAAACATAAATACTTTAAAAGACGCCTATAAGTGACCGTTTCGGGTCTGTTACTAAATATTATTTCCCAGTGATCAATTTTAATAAATGCTCTCTCTTGTCGGGAGAAATCTCAAAAGTCACAGATATTTTATCATTATTAGGTGGCAAAGATTCTTTGTCCACAAAAACCTTAGGATAAGTAAACAAATACAATATATCAACACCAAGGCAATTTGCGATTTTGGAAAGTTCATTAACTTTCAGTTCTCTTTTACCATTTTCTATTTTACTTATAACAGCTATATCAACACTTAGCGCTTCAGCGATAACATCTTGATTTATGCCTTTAGCTGTTCTAATTTCCTTGATATTTTGTACAACATTCATAATAGTAAAGTTAAGTAATTGATTATCATTTTCTTTTGCGATTAAAGAGGTTTTATTTGCGATTTTGGAAAGATTTATTTGCGATTTTGGAAAGTTTTGTTTTACTTTGCAATACAATTTGTAATACAACTTGCAATACAAAATATAAAACAAAATGACGATATCACAAAAAATAATTAAAAGAATAATCTCAGATAATGATTTTTCTCTCAGAATGGCAATACACTTGAAAGCAACACAAGTGGCTGTTATTTTAAAAGCAAGAAGAAAATCAAACAGTTTGCTGTTACCGAATTGTATAGAATTTTACAAGCAAAATGGCTATTCTGATGATGAAATCCTAGAGAAACAACCAGGGCGAAAAAGCTCTTAAGTTTATATTCCAACCATAGCCACGAAGGGTCTAAATATTATCATAAATTTTTCTTCATAGTTTTTTGGATAACAGACCAGCCTAGACGGGGTGCAGTGGCTTTTTAACTTAAAAACTCAATTATAATTTAAAATAAATAAGATGAAAAAAACAGATAAACCGCTTGCTGCTCATTTGGAATTTAAAGAAAGATTAGAAGAGCTATTTAGTCAAGCTCCGAAAGGCTTTGGCTACATGTGTTTCTATTATCTCACAAACGGAGAAGAACCTTGCGAAGAGGGTGTTATAGGTCGCTCAAACGAGCCGTTCATTGCTCATACTATTGTGAATTCAATGCTGAAAAGTGAGACTGTTAGCGACTTGATACAAGCTGCATCCTCATATGTTACTGAATGTAGAATTCGTGAAAACAAAGGCAATCATGATAAATACTAAAAGACAGCAGTATAACGCTTGCTACAGACTCAGAAAAAAAGGAGTGAAAATCTCCACACTAGAAAAAACCATATATGGTTCGGCTGAACTGAGTGAGAAACCTACGGTTTTCCTGCTCCTTGAAAAGTTTTCTTTTGTTGTTCAAACTCAAATATTCGCAAATGAAAAGTAGAATTGAGAATCCCAAACTAAGGGCTTTTGTAGAGGGTTTCAAAAAAACATCCACACCAGTCACTGTTATAGATTTCATAAAAGGGAAAGGGGAAGGTTTTAGTATTGGTTTTAAAACTAAAATAGACAGATTAGCCAAGGATAGCGAGTTTGTAATAAAAATTGTAACTGGATAATGATTTACGAAAAAAGAAATAAATACACCTGGGTATTAAAGGAGAAAGAAAAAAACAATACAGCGCCTATTTCAGATGCTGTTTCGGAAAAGCCGACAAAACAAAATTCTCGATATAAAACAGCTCAGTATCGGACTTTCTGCAAAAGACTTTTTACTTATAAAAAGTTTGTTTGCAAAACTGAACTGAATATTCTTATAAAAGAACAACTGCACGCCAATACCACTTGGTATCGTAACAGAATGGTTCAGCTGGGTTTCTTGAAAGAGGAATTTAATGTTTTCAAACCAGGAGAGAATTTATAAAAAATGAAAAGTATTTTTTTCATTGTATTTAAATTTAAGTTTCCCAGCTGGTTTCGGTGCGAGCCTGCCAGCTGGTTTTTTATCTAAATTAAAATAACATTTAAAGCATAAAGAAATGACAACGAAAGAGTTAAAGGGATTATCGTTTACAGAATTAGAAAAATTATCATTTACAGACGAGTTTCTAAATAATGAACTTATATTAGATATTCTTCTGAATGAACTTGATATAAAACATCAGAAAGACTGGTATTATTCTAGTGGAGAAATCATGATGGTTCTGATTAATTTAACAGATAAAAACAAAAAGGTTCTGTCGGAAATTATCAAGGATTTTAATGCGTATAATATTCTTGTAGAAAAAGCGTATACAAGCAACTATACAGAAGGAGTAATCAATGCTGCATATTTAATCGATTATAACAAAGAAAATTTTGGAGAAACATTATTGTTAGATTGGGATAAAGGGCTTTTTTATTATAAAGGCGCAGATGAATAAGAAAGAAGCTTTTTAATATAGTAATTTGTAATATTTCCCTTGTATCAAAAAGGATATTATACAAAAAAATAGACAATAATGAATTTCCCAATAAACCAAGAAGATATATTCCAGGCGACTAACGGCGGTCTGGATCTGATACAGAGGTTTTTGCCTCAAGTTCGGCAGAACAAGCATTTTAAAATACGGCACGAGGGGACAGAGTCTGCTAATCTTTCCAAGAAGGACGGGATTTATTTCGTGAAAGACTGGGGAGACACGGGAGGTTTCTATGCCGAAAGCCGAAACGGAATCCACATTTATGCCCACGAAATGGGGCTTACTTATTTCGAAGCTCTTTTGCAGCTGGGTAGAGAATTGGGGATTTTGGACGAAAATAAAACTAAACCTAAAAATATAAATGTATGCAAGTTTTCCGAGTTCGAGGGAACGCTGAACGAGGACGGATTTTGCTACGAAACCAAAGATTTTACACCTTACGAGCTGGAGGTTCTTGGACCGCTGATGACGGAGGAAGTGTGCAGAAGGTATGGGCTTTATTCTTTGAAGTCTTATTCTTGGCTCAAAAAGGAAGAAAACACTCAAAAAGAACTCTGCAATGTCTACACGGTGGAGAGTTCAGAAACTTATCCTGTTTTTGCCTTTATCGTAAAAGCAGGAGGCGGAAAGAAGAAAATCCACCTGGAGGGCGAAAACAAAAATGTAGTAGTAGAAGAACCCGAAGAGGAAAGAGTTTGGCTGAAAATCTATAAGCCGAAATCAGCAGATAAGAAATACCGATTTTCTTACCTTGGAAAGAAGCCATCACAGCACATTTTTGGGCTGGAGAATGTAAAGTCTATTTACAATAAACTCCAGCAGGAAGTAGAGGAGTCCTACGATAACAAGGAGGAATCTGCACCAGCCAAAGTGAAAAAATTAGAGCGAATAGTCATCTGCTCTGGCGACAGAGATTCTCTCAATATGGCTTCTACGGGCGAAACTGTGGTTTGGTTTAATTCCGAAACAGCAGACATTACCGAGGCTCAAATTGCGATGCTTTTCAAGTATGCATTTGAGGTTATCAATGTTCCAGACCTTGACCCTACAGGCTTCGAGGCTGGGAAGAAACTGGCTTTGGAGCATATGGATATCAAGACTGCATGGCTCCCAGAAAGCCTTACCAAATCCAAAGATTTTAGAGGTAATCCGAAAAAAGATTTTACCGACTTCATGAAATCTGAAGCTGCATTTGAGGACAAGGAACAAAAAGAGCTTCGAGCAAAAGTGAAAAGATTTCTGGAACTTGCCAGACCTGCTAAGTTTTGGACTGAAAAATGGAAAACCAATAAGGAAGGGAAGAAAATAGACCACACACCAACCTACAGCATTAACTATAAAAATGCGTTCAATTTCTTGAAGCTGAACGGATTTTTCAGAATAAAAGATACCACCAGAAAGGATGGTTACTATTTTGTTCAGCAGGACAAGCATGTTCTTCGGGAGGTTTCTTCGCAGGAAATCAAAGACTTTTTCAATAAATTTTTGGATGAAAAACAAAAAGAAAAAGGGCTTAGGCTTTTTCCCGATGAATTGCTGAACATGGTTATTGGTTCAGAGGCGGTTTCGGAGAAAAAACTCCAGAATTTAGATAGTAAGGAGTTTGATTTTACAGATTACACTCCAACTTCTCAGTTTTTCTTCTTTGACAAGTTCATTTGGGAAGTTAGCAAAGACAAAATTGAGCGGATAGATAAGGGTTACAGCCGTTATGTGATGGAGGGCGATATTTTGAACGAAATCATTTTCCGCCAGACCAGGACGAATCTAAATACTTCTAAATTAAAATTAGAGGAGCCTTTTTTCAATATTGAAAAAGATGAGAATAACAACTGGAAGTTGGATATCGTAAGAAGTGACTGTGACTTCATGAATTACTTGATCAATACCTGCCGTGTCTATTGGAAAGAGGAAATTAAAAATTTAAAACCATCGGAGTATAATGATTATTTAAAAGAAAATAAATTTATCATTAACAAAGAGACACTTACAGAGGATCAGATTTATGAGCAGGAACTGCATTTTATCAATAAGGTGTTCTGCTTCGGCTACATGCTCCACCGATACAAAGATCCAACAAAGGCATGGTGTCTCTATATCATGGACAACGAGGTGGTAGACGATAACGAATCCCACGGGCGAACAGGAAAATCTCTTTTTTCAAGTCTTGCTTTGAGGTTGTTTATGAATTCAAAATATATTGGAGCAAGGAAAAAGGGGCTTTTAGAAGGAGATTTCTTATACGATGGAATAACAGAACAGACCGACTATGTGCTGTTCGATGATGCGGATAAAAGATTCCAGTTCAAAGAATTATTTACTGATATCACTGGTGATTTGAATGTAAACCCGAAGAACCAGAACTCATATCTGATTCCTTATCACTTATCTCCTAAGTTCTGTATTTCCACCAACTATGCTCCTTTCGGGCTGGATAGTTCCTCTACTTCCAGATTATTATATATGTCATTTGGAAACTGGTATCATGGGAAAATAGAAGACTTTGAGGAAAGAAGCCCGATGCATGATTTTGATAAGCGTTTCTTTACTGATTGGGATGATGCTCAATGGAATTTGTTTCTCAATTTCGCAATGCAGTGCCTGCAGTTCTACCTTTCCACAAATGAAAAGATAGGAGCACCAGAAGGGAACATCAGAAAGAGAAACCTACAGACTGAAATTGGAGTTACATTCTTGGATTGGGCAGATGAATTTTTCAAAGATGAGAATATTAACCAGGCGGTATGCAGAAGAGAAATGCTTGATAATCTGAAAAACTCTCATTCTTCTATGAGACAGATTTCTCCAACATCATTTAAGCATAAATTAAAGCAATATTGTGAGCTGAGAGGATACATATTTAATCCAAAGGAACAGCTGACAGATAAAGCAGGAAAAAGAATTATGAAATGGGCAGGAGGTAAAACTGAGGAGCATTTCTTTATCCAAGTCCCAGAGGAAAGCACCGAAGAAAACGAACCAGATGAACTATTTTTTTAAAAGATAAATACTTGAAACTATGATAGAAATGGAATATCCTTTAACCAAACAAATGCTGAGAAAGCAGTATGGTTATTTATCATTTGAGTGCACATTCATGAATATGGATGTTATCACTGTAAAGAGTGTGAAAACTTCAAGATGTGTAATGATTACTTATTGCGGAGCGTGGAAATCTGGGCTTATCTGCTGGGATGAAACCCTGCGTTGGGAAAAAGCGTTTCAGATCTTTAAGGAAGTGCCGAGTAATTACAATGATTTAGAGCAATGGGAGAGAGAGAATTCGGAAAGAATAGAACTCTTCAAACCACCCAAGGACGACTATGTTTTTATAGATGACAAACTAGTAAGACAAGTGATAAAAACAAGATAAAAAATATGGATAGAATAAAATTATTTACAACAGGATTTACCCAGGTGTTCCTGGTTGTGCTGAACACTTATTTCATAACGAGAGAGTTTCTATTTGGAATCCTTGCATGTGGCTTTCTTATCAGCTTTGTGTGGTCGCACAATGTGAAGAAAGTAGCTTTCGGGAGCGAGTGGGACAGAATTATTTACTCCCTTGGAGCAATGACAGGGAGTATACTGGCATTTTACTTCGGGAAATTGATTTATTAAAACAACTTTAAAATTTAAAAAAATGGAAACAAAAGAATTTAAAATTCAGGTGCCAGAGGGCTACGAAATTGACAGAGAAAATTCAACCTTTGAAAATATAATTTTCAGAAAGGCGGAAAGAAAACTTCCTAAAAATTGGTGTGACTTAAAATTTATAAAAGGATTCTTTGTAAATGGTGAAAGTGAGATTAAAGAAATTAATGAGGCACATGATAAAATACTTGCTATAGAAGGTAATAGAAATGTTTTCCCTACAAAAGAAGAGGCAGAAGCATGTTTGGCACTTGCTCAATTATGTCAGCTTAGAGACAGATATAATGATGGTTGGAATCCCAATTGGAATAGTAAGGCAGAAACAAAATATGTTATAGAAATATTTAAGAACAATATAGCTAAAAATATTTATGGGGGTAAACATAGAATATTAGCTTTCAAAACAGAAGAGCTTAGAGATAAATTTTTAGAAAATTTTGAAGATTTAATCGAAATAGCAAAACCTTTGTTATGACAGATCGCAGAGAAACAAGTGTAAAAGAATAATCAAAGTCTATAAAAACAAAAACATTTAAAATTTATTCATATGGATATTATTGGAAACATCTACAGCAGAGAAACTGCGGAGCAGAAAACAGAAACATTCCGTGTTCAAGAGTTCATGCTGGACGCTTCTTACTTTGACAATTACAATCAGACCCAGCGAGAGAATTTCCTCAAAATGCAGGTCAAAAATGCGAACATCGATAAGTTAGCAGCAATTCCCGACGGAAGTAGAGTGAAAGTATTTTTCACGATAGAAGGAAGATTCTACGACAAAGAGGATGGAACAAAGGGACACGCTCAGAATCTCTCTGCGTTCAATTTCGAAGTGATTAAGCTGGCTGAGAATAAACCAGCCACTCCTGCTGCTCCTGCACCACAAGAAACCGACTTCTAGATGCTTAGGCGCTAATTAGTTTTTTTTCATTGTAATCCGCTCAGATTTGGGCGGATTTTTCTTTTTGATATACATCAGTTTTCGCACACCTACAAGGCGGCGATTTTCACAACCCCCTGCCACCCCCAAGAGTTGTAAAAAAGTTGTAAGGATTGTAAGGAATTATCCGAGCGCTCTGTTTGTCGGGTTTTATCGCCTTACAACTTTTATTTTTATTTTGTAAGGAATGGATAATCCTTACAAAAAAATTGTAAGGGAAAAACTGCCTTACAAAATGAATTTGGCTATTGTATGGGATTCTTACAACTCAAAGTAAGGTATAAATATTTGAAAAATAAGCACTTACAAAATCCTTACAATTCTTACAACTTTTTTCCTACTTTTTAGAGAATTTCAGAATAAAAGTTTCAGAAACTAAAAAAAGCAGAGCCTTTATAATATGGTGGAAAAATCATATACTTGCTCAAAAAAATAAGGATGCTAGTAAGTATATTTTTGCCAGTGAGTAAGCCGATCAAGCAGTTTTTGACTCAGAAATTTGGTGCGGAATATCAGCCAAGCCGAGATAATTGGTTCGGTATTCTTATCAGTTCTCTTTTGAGTAAGAAAAATTCGAACTGGGATGATCGTGGGAAAAACGAAGTCTTCGAGGAGGAATATAAAATTTCCTTTAAATTGTCTTATTCCGATAAACACGGAATCTGCATTCTTCCGACGCATGAGCAGCTGCTTCGGCGTGCGGTGGAGAGTCTGTTTCGGGAGCATCTGTATGAAACAGCTGTTCTCAACAAGCTCTACTATGATATAGAGTATAAAACATCCATAGAAAACCTGCTGAATTTCTACGGGATCCATGAGGAAGAAAAATCCTATTATCAAACTATTATTAGAGATTTTAACAGAAAAAAGGATAAAATCGCCCAACGATTAGAAAACCAGCCAAATAAAATATTTTCGTAAAAAAACTTTAAAATATGGTGGAAATCAGCAATATTCCAGAAAAATTCTTTCGTGAAATTCGACAAATCGAAATTTTCAACGCCAAAGAATATTCATTCACGGCGAACAGCACAGGCAAGAGTGTTTCTACTGAACCGAAAATAATCTTTAAAAACATTGTTCCCGAGGACTTTGACAGGTCTATCAAAAGAAAATTCAAAAACGGAAACTCTTTTTTCGAAGTTGATTTATCATTTAATCTCCACAGTATGAACCCGATGGACATTATTACTTATTCTGTTCTTTTGAACAAAAAGAGTTTTGCCATCCGCCTGGTGACCAATGTAGATTCCATGATATTGGGTAATGAACAGGAGCCGTTCATGGTAGAAGTTCACGATGGGCGCAAGGATGATAATTCTGGAAGTGATAGGATGCAGATCCAAATTTCTGGCGCTACCATTATAGAGCCCAAAGCCCAGAGCTTATAACTTTTCTGTCTTTTTTTTAAAAGCCAACATTTTAGATTTTTGAAAAATAAAATCTAAGAATGTTTAATGGTAATACTTTATTAAATACTCCGCTGGCAATAGACAAAGGCTATTTGATGAGCCTTGTTCCATCATTGGCAGCGGAATTTATGTTGATGAAATCCTCTCCTATACAGAGTGTAAAGGAGAGAGAAATGCAGTATTTATCCAAAATCAACAAACAGGGAGAAGGAAAAGAAAATATGAAGTTTCCTGTAATAGTGGATATTGTGGGAGCAATCACTAAATATTCTACTTACTTCTCTTACGGCACCCAGTTCCTTGGGGAGCTCTTGAAAGAATTGGATAGAAGCCCAAGTGTTTCGGGAATTATTCTCAATATAGATTCTGGAGGTGGTATGGTTTCTGGAACCGCAGAGCTTACCCATATCATCAAGAATTTAGAAACTCCTACTATATCATATACCAGCGGTTATCAGTGTTCGGCTGCGCTGGACATTGCTTCTGGATGTGATTATCATATGGCATCTCCTTTTGCTGATAAAATCGGCTCCATTGGGACGATGCTCTCTTATCAAGATTTTTCAGCAATGTTCGAAAAATGGGGAGCAAAAATCTATGAAATCTATGCTCCGCAGTCTACAGAGAAGAACAAGGAGTATCGTGAGCTGATGAAAGGAAACGAAAAACTCTACACTGAACAGCTGAAAGTTTTAGCAGAGGATTTTATTTCCAGGATGAAAGAAAATTTTGGAGAGAAGCTGAAAGATGACGGGCATGTTTTCAAAGGAAAAACCTACACTCCGAAAGAGGCTTTGGAAATCGGTCTTATAGATGAACTCGGCTCTCTAGAAGATGCATTGAGCAAATTTTAATCATAATATCAAATAAAATGAAATTCACAAGAATCACAGCCCTACTGGGACTAGCGCAACTGACATTCCATGCAGGAGTGTTTGGAACGCAGAAGCCTTTTGCGAAGCTATCGGAAGAGGATTTGGAAAAAATAGAAAACGCCTTGGCTGGTCTGGAATCAGAAGGAATGGCGGAAGAACTGGAAAGCACCAAGCAGAGTCTTTCTGATGCTGTAACGAATCTAGAGGTCGTAAAAAAAAATTCGGAAGAAACGGCACAGGCGGTAGAAGCCGCACTAGAAACTGCAGGGTTAAAAGAGGAGGCTAAAGAAAGCGTGGTAGAGAACATCGCTTTACTTGGGGAAAAATGCAAGGAATTCGGAGGTTCTAAAAACAGACATTCTGTGGTAGAGAATGACGGAACAGAGAATTCTGAAAATGGTTTGATTGGAGGATTTATGAATCCAGAAGATGAGCACAACAAGTTGCTCCAGAGAGTAAAAAAGTAGAATAAATAAAAAAATAAGAATATGAGTTTAAAAACAGATCAGATTAAAAACGAGCTTATTCGTTATTTATCTGTAAATCCTACTTTATTCAGCGGTATGGTTTTGTCAAGCGAGGTTTACATCAACCAGTTTGCAAGAACCGTAACCAAGGTAAAGGGGCATTATCCATCGGTTCAGGCATTGATGAGCCATGCAGTTCAGATTTTTGATTCCAAGAAAGTAACTCCTTATGGAGATATTACATTCTTGTATAAAGATTTGAAGAATTTTCATCAAAAAGTGGATTTCCAAATAGATCCAGCGGAAATTTTGGGAAGTATTTTTGAAGAAAAATACGAAGAAAGCAAAGGACTGCAGCAGAAGAGCATCTCTGTTCTTGCTATGCAGATTTTAAAAGAAAAAGTGATTGATGATGTTAATATTCTATCTATCACTGGTAAGTTTGATGCATCACAGAAAGGGCTGGCATCTCCTACATTCGGATCATCAATGGACGGGCTGAACGAGGTTCACAAGAAAATAGCAGCGGATACTACAAATCCAGCATTCTTGATTCCTGGTGATGCGATAACTAAAACCAATGTATTGGAAGTGGTAACGGAATATGAAAGACAGATTCCATCACTTTATAAAAACAAAGTAAAAACTATCTTCATGAGCCAGACTGATGCGGAAGATTATCAGATTGCATACGAAGATAAGTTCGGACAAAACAAGTTCCAGGATGATGCCATGAGAACAAGACTTGGCAAGAGACAAATCGTGGGCATACCGAACCTTACCAAAGGAACTATCGTGTCTACGGTGGACAATAACCTATTAAGGCTTATTGATGAAATTGACAATCCAGCGACTATTACTTCGGTTCAAGAGAACGGAAGAATATTGGATATTCTTGGAGAGTTCTCTCTTGGATATGATTATGCTGTAAACCAATTGGTATTCATGCATACATCAGACGGAACGAAGAAACGAGGATTGAACAATGCGGATCAGAACGAATTGTTCTATGCAAGTGAAAAGCTAAGTGTGTAATCCTATACCTGTAGGCACTTTAGGGTGCTTACGGGTTTTTCTAAAAAAAAATAATATTATGGCAAAAGAAGACGAAAAAGTTTCTGAAAACATCGAAGAAACTACAGATAATACTCTAGCATCTACAGAAAATGTAGCAAAGGAAACTCTTAACACTAGTGAGGAGGAACTGAATATTTTTGCGGACCAGCTGAAAGAAAAAGAAGCTGAACTGGACAAGCGTGAGAAAGAAATCTCAAAAAGAGAAGCTGAACTGGATAAGAGAGAAAAATCTCTTACAAAGAAAGAGCCTAAACCAGCAGAGCCAAAAGCAGAAGCTGTTTCATTTGTTTTCAACGGAGAAAAATACAGATTCACTGATGATGCTCCGAGCAAAATCAGAATCGACGGCTTCGTAAAAACTCAGCAGGAAATCTCCCAAGACGAAGATATACTGCTTCAGTTGGTCGTTGGAGGGTCTGGATTGATAGAAAAAGTTTAACCAAAAAAATAGATAAAATTATGGCAAGTTGTTTTGATAGCATTCCGCACGAGAACTTGGAGCATTGTCCAAATGATGAAATCAATTCTGGGATTGCAACGAAGTTGTATTATGTTCCCGTAGATTTCATTAAAAGTATGGCAAAGCCTACGATTTCTACTACCTATGCCAGCAGGGTAACCATCGCAGCAGGAGGTATTGTTCTCAATAAGGATAAAGCGTGGAAATCCATCGACATTCAGATGGATGAAGGAGAGTTGAAACCGACCCTTACAGGGAATGTGGGCAACAAGAAGACAAAAACAGAATTGGAATTTCTTATTCCTGGTCTCAGAACGGAAGTGTTGGGCTGGATAGATGCCTATAAGAACGCTCCGTGTGTTTTTGCGGTAAAAGATGCCAACGGGAAACTCTTTGTGATTGGAAACAAAGACCTTGGAGCAAGAATAGATTCTGCCGAGGGAACTACAGGTAAGAAGATAGATGATAACTCTGGAGTAACAGTGAAGTTGGTAGCGAATGCGAAGACTTGTGTATATGAAGGGGAAATCTCATTAGAACCTGCAGCATAGAAAATTGGAAAAGATGGATAAAAAGTATTTCAAACTGAATGTTCCGATTGGAACAAGGATTATCAGTTCTCGTGGTGATTTTGTAGTGGAAGAAGTTCCAGATGATGCTTTTGATTTTTTCCAAAGAGGCTCTCAGTGGCTTTCGCTGGTGCCAGAGGCTGTAGAGGGTCTTTCCAAATTGTCGGAAACGAAACTTAAAAGTCTTTTAGCTCTCAAAGAAAGGCAGGATATGGCAGAAGATGTTGCTATTATCCAAGAGGCTTTGGAGCAAATTCTCCTTACGAGAACGGAGACAGCAGAAGATAAATCAAAATCACAAAAGAAACAGGAAGCCTAGTGCTTTCTGTTTTTTATCATTATGAATGCAAAAGAACACCAGGAACTTTTAGAAAAGTATATTTCATACGGAGGAAACCAGCGGATAACGGAAGCCTGCAGGAGGTTTTCCCTGCAGAATTTTGCAAAGCTGAAATATGAATTTTCTCGATTGAATAAGCCTGCAGAAGCGAAAGTTTCAGCTGAAATTCCAGCCGATAAACCAGCAGACCAAGAGAGTGGAATTCCGAAACCAGAAGCGCCGAGAAAGGTTTTCAATGATTTTATTGCAGATTATCCCGTAGAGCTTCATAAGGTTTTCCGCAGACGCTGGGGGCTGTGGATGGAGGCTTGCTCTCTTAAAATTCAGCTCGGAGAACTTGACCCTAAAGACGAAGACGAAGCCTTTGAGCTTCAGTGGAAAATTTGGAATTGCTTTAAAGAATTTGACCAATGCCAAAAAGTGCTGAAACATTATAGAGAGCATAAGAGAATAATGCCTTTGGAGACTGAAACCGATTTTGAGGGAATGAGCGAGCTGGAAATTTATAAATATCGGGACAATCTTAGGGCGCTGATTACAAGGAGGAAACAGACCATTAAGAAAATGGAAAGCTCCCTGCCTGCTCCCGAAGATCCAGAGTATAAGAGCCGACTGCACACGCTGAACCTCAAAAGGGAACAACTCCAAGAAAAAGAAAACGAACTCATGGAATGCGAAAAATTTTTGAATAATGGAAAATAAAATATATGCTCCTTTGGAATGGTATACGGTTCAGAGGAAAGTAAAAGAGTTAGTGCCTTGTGATTTTAATCCAAGACAAATCAATGATGCCGATATGAAGAAACTCCGAGAGAGCTTGGAGAAATTCAATTTGGTAGAAATTCCAGTCATTGACCTGGACAATACATTAATAGCAGGACACCAGAGAGTAGCTGCGTTATTCGTGCTGGGGCGTGGTGAGGACAATATCGATGTAAGAATTCCAAACCGAAAACTTACCGAGGAGGAATTCAAAGAATACATGCTCCGAAGTAATATCCATAATGGTGAATTTGATTGGGAAAAAATAGAGGAATTCTTTCAAGATTTAGACCTTGAAGGCATCGGAATGGATATGGGCGATTTTGATGAATTTTTGAAACAGAACGCTGTGCTTCCGCCTGAAGAAGAGGGCGATTTTGACGCTTCACTTCATGAAAAAACGCAAAGTGTAGAGGGGGATTTATTCGAATTAGTTTCTAAAGATAAAAACATAAAGCATAGGTTTTTGTGCGGTAGTTCTACTGATTCAGAGAACTGGGCGAGGTTGCTTGGCGATGACAAACTAAATCTATTACTTACCGACCCTCCGTATAATGTAGACTATCAAGGAGGAACGAAAGACAAACTAAAAATCAAGAATGACAAAATGAGCAATGATAATTTTTATCGTTTCTTGTATGATTTCTTTGTGAATAGTTATGTTTTTTCTCATGCTGGAGCGCCTGCGTATGTGTTTTATTCGGATTCGGAGGCTATCAATTTCAGACAATCTATGCTGGATGCAGGATATAAGATTTCCTCTACTTTGGTCTGGGTAAAAAATTCATTTGTATTAGGAAGGCTGGACTATCATATGCAGCATGAACCTGTTATTTTCTGCGAAGAAACACAGCCTACGGAAATAGAAACACACCGCTCGCTGGTGTATGGCTGGAATGCAGAAGGAGTTCATCCTTGGTATACGGACCGAAAGCAAAGTTCGATTTTAAGGTTTGACAAACCACAGCGAAACGCAGACCATCCTACGATGAAACCTTTGGATTTAATGGGGTATTTGATTAAAAATTCCAGCAGACAGGGGGAAATTGTAGGTGATGGCTTCTTAGGTTCTGGCTCTACCTTGATAGCTTGTGAGCAAAATTGGAGAGCGTGCAGAGGCTTTGAACTGGACACGAGGTTTTCGGATGTTATTGTAAGACGGTGGGTGTCCTATATGAAAGAAAACGGATTGGCTTATGAAGTGTGGAGGAACGGGAAACAGCTTACAGATGCTGAGATAGAACAATTTAATAAAAAGTCAGAGGAATAAACCTCTGATTTTTTTTGTAAAAAAATGAAAAAAAGTTCATAAAATATTTGCATAATAGTATATAAATATATATCTTTGTAGTGTTAAATTGATAAACGATAGTTCTATGAAGTACAGCGCATTTTTTAGAGAAATTAGAAGAAAAGGTTGGTGGTTCTTAAGGCAGGGAAAGGGAAGCCATGAAATTTGGACAAACGGCAAAATAGAAGTAGCCATTCCCAATCACGGAGCGAAAGAATTGTCCAGCGGATTAGAAAAAGCATTAAGAAAACAAATGGGACTGTAAAAAGTCCCATATTAAAAAAATAAAAATATGAAGACAATAAATGTAATAATAGAAAGAGCAAACGATGGAACATTCGGGGCTTATGCTGAAAATGTACCAGGAATCTATGGTGCAGGAGATGATGTAAAAGAAGTAAAACAAAGTATTCTTGACGGAATAGAAACCATGAAAGAAATTGGCAACTTTCCTTATAAAGAATACGAAATAAAGTATAAATTTGATACAGAGAGTCTTTTGCAATATTATAAAGGCATCTTGGGAAATCCTGCATTTGAAAAGATTACAGGCATCAATCAGAAATTAATTCATCATTATGCTACAGGATTGAAAAAACCTCGTGAAGCACAACGCAAAAAAATAGAAGAAGGTTTACACGCTTTAGGAAGAGAACTTTTATCAATAGAACTATAAGTATCAATTTAACACATTTACTTTATCTATTGTTGCCCTGCATTTGCAGGGCTTTTTTGTGTCTTTTACAGGGAAAATCCTAAAAATTATCTTTGGAGCATGGAATTGTCAAAATTCAAGAAAGACAGCAGTTTTCAGCGTATAAAGGCGAGTTACCTAGATGAGAGTTCAGTGGAACTGACCGAGCGTGAGGCAGAGAAGAAAAAGCGGATGAGCCACGCATGGTCATTGAGATTGAATAATAAATACTCTACCTATCAAGTAATTCAGATACTAATGAGAGACCACGGGATTTCTCAGGCTTCGGCGTATCGTGAGTATAATATGTCCATGCAGATTTTTGGCGAGCTGGATGCTACTACATTGGCGGCGGAACGGCAGGTGCTGAAAGAGGCTTTCTGGAACGAATACCAGAAGGCTGTAAAGGCTGGTAATGGAGACCTTGCAGTTAAGGCGTTGAAAGAATACAGGGAACTATTTAATTTTGATGAAAACGAAAACCAGATAGACCCTAATAAGATACAGGCGCATGAGTATAACATCAAAATGCCGAGAAGAATTTATAAGATGATGGATAAGGAGTTTGCGTATGGTGTGGTAGATTTTAATAATTTAGAAATCGAGGATGCAGAATTTAGGGAAGTAGAAGAAAACGAAGATGATGATGAATAGAGAGATTAGCAATTTGATAAAACCACAGAAAGAGATTCTGCTCAATCCTATGCAGATGGCAGCAGTTCTGGCGAACCATCGCTATAAAATTCCTTATATCACAATAGAAGCGGCGAGGGGGTCGGGTAAGTCTACTGTATTGGGGTGGTTCTTAAAGGAAGCCGTGAGGCAGATGCCACGCTCTACAGGTGTGATTGTGGGGGAATCTTTTGTGCAGATAAAGACCAGAACCCTACCATCTACCAAGGAGGGACTAGAGATGTTCGGACTATGGGAGGGGTATGATTATGTAGTAGGCAGGAGCGGGGTATCTATGGGTTTCGAGCGACCATTCCAAGCGCCTGACAGCTGGAATAATGTAATTCATTTCAGAAATGGAGCCATTGCGATAATGGTTTCGCTGGACAATCCCAATTCAGGAAGGGGGCTTAACTCCTACTGGATTATAGGAGATGAGGCAGCATTGCTGACTTATGACCGATTATTCAATAATGTTTTGACGACGAATAGAGCCAAGAAGGAAATATTCAAAGGTAAATCTATGCTTCATGCCGAGATATTCGTTTCTTCTGTGGCGATGACCAAGAAGGGGGAATGGTTCACTAATAGGGAGAAAATGGCAATGGAAAACCCAAAAGAGTATACCTTTATCAAAGCATCTTCGAAAGTAAATATCCATAACCTAGAGCCTGGCTGGATAGAGAAGATGAGAAGAGAGGCGCTTTCAAAGACTATGTTTGAAGCTGAGATACTGAACATCCGCCCTGGGAAGATAGCAGATGGTTTCTATGCACAGCTCAGCAAGAAGAATTATTATAAGTATAAATACGATATTGATGCATTGGGGGATTTAACAGAAAACTATGTGCCGAGCAGTAAGTATGACACTGACCTGGTGCGTGGTGTTCCGCTTCAATTCAATTTGGATTTCGGGGGAAGAATTAACTGTGGGACAGTATCGCAGTATCTAGAAAGCCAAGGAGAGATAAGATTCATCAAGGAGTTCTTTGCGAAGAACCCTGATAAACTTTCCGATATGGTTAAGCAGTTCATCGACTACTATAAACACCACCAATCCAGCTGTAATGTAGTGCATCTGTATCACGACCGCTCTGGTTACAAGTCCGAGGCGAACTCCAAGACTACATTGGCAGAAGATGTAGAGAATGCACTCCGTTCGGCTGGCTGGATAGTGATTAACCAGACACCGAACACGAATAATCCCGAGCACATACAGAAGTTCAGATTGATTAACGAAATTCTTTCCGAGCAGAATCCTCGGCTTCCTATTGTTAGGATAAATGAAAATCAGTGTCCGAACTTGATAATATCAATGGAGAATGCACCGCTGACAAGTGATGATGCCTTTAAGAAAGACAAGTCCTCCGAGCGAAGCAGTACAATTCCACAAGAACACGCCACTCACTTTTCGGATACGCTGGATTACTGTTTGTTTTGGCAGTTCAGTTATCTTTTGGATTACGACTACTCCGATTCCTTTATTATTACCAACATTTAGAACCTACAGAGTCTCCTCATTCCGAGGGGATTTTTTTGTTTTTGGCTTTCCAGAATTTCGGGGAAGACCCTTTCATATTTCGGTAAAAAATAAAACTGCAATTGTAGAAAAAACTAAGGCGGCTCGTGGGTTAATTCGCGCACTTTGAGAAAAAAACAAAAAATTCATAGGTTAATAGTTTGATAAACAAATAATTAGTTTCAAAATTTTGAGAAAGAGCCTTGTTTTTTGGTGTTTTTTGGTGTGTCTTTTATACTCTCGGGGTGTTGTTTGATATTTGCGGTATGGAAAAAACGCTGTTTTTGTCTGATGTTCTCACGGAAATGAAAAAAGTAGACGCCCGCAAAAATCCTGTTCCTTTTTCTCTAAAAATTAGGAGTTTTAACCTGCAAAATAAAACGGGGGGAAAATTGATAAGTTACGAGGAGGCGGTTCTGCTTCGTCCTCCTGCGAAAAAAGGGGCGGTAAGGCTGGCGGATGAAACGCCTTTTAAAAATCCTAACCATTGGGAAAATCGCACTAGGAATATCAAACTAAAAAACGGCGAAATAAAGAAAATACATATTATTTTCATCGAGGAATTTAACGGCAAAAAGGTGGTTTTTTAATAAAAAAATAAATAAAAATGCAGAAAATAGACAATGACACCTATATAGTAGGGGGTAATTCTGTGGTGAGTTTCAGCGGTGCTGCCAAAGGCGCCAGCGCTGAGCCTCACAGTGTTGCGAAAATAAACGCATCGGCTACGGATTCCAATAACTGGTGCAACTGGGGCGATGATAACCAATATCCTAAGCGCTTGATGGAAAAAGTGGCGATGGTGGGCGCTGCTTTGGGCGGATTGGAGGTGCTTACTTCGGCTCATTATGGGCTGGGGCTGAAGGTTTTTGAATTGATAGAAACTGAGGGCGATGCAGAGTTTAGGGAAAAAATCCCAAGCAGTGAGCCGAATATCTATGATTTTTTTGATAGAACGCAGTTTGAATTGGTATTGAGCGATTTGGTTGCGGATTTTGAGTGCTTCGGTATCGCTTTCCCAGAATTTCTGCTGAGTCCAAACGGCGAAGAAATTATTTCTGTATCGAGACAGCAGGCGGGGTTCTGCAGGTTTGAAAAGCCCAAAAACGGCATGATAGAAAATATCTACATCAATTCTGCGTGGGGCGAAACGGATTTTAACGAAAAAGATACCATAAAGGTGCGATGCTTCGGGCAGAATTTGTCCATGCAGGAAATCAAAGACTACTGCAAGGCGAAGAAAATCGGCAAATTCATTGTTCCTATTGTCAATACCTTGATGATAGAGAAAGTTTATCCATCAGTCGGCTGGCATTCTTCGTTCAAAAACGGCTGGATGGATGTAGTTTTGTCCGTTCCAGAGCTGAAAAAACGAATGTTTGAGCAGCAGTTCAACTTTAAATATATGATTCATATCGCTGATGATTTCTTTACTCACAGATATGGAAAGGATGAGTGGGCGAAGTTCGACGGCGAGTTGAAAAACAAACTCAGAGAAGAGCTGGTAAACAGCATAGACAAAGAGATGACGGGGAATAAGGGAAGCGGAAAAAGTTTGATTTCTCCATTTTTTAGGGATAAAAACTCGGGAGAGCTGATAAAGGGAATTCAGATTGAGGAAATCAAGCAGACACAGGCTGGCGGTGATTTTCTGCCCGATGCTAGTGCAGGAAACTCGGAGATTTTGTTCTCTATGGGGGTAGATCCAGCCCTGCTGGGAGCGGGTGTTCCTGGTGGGAAAAACTTGAGTGGTTCTGGTTCTGATAAACGGGAGGCATGGACGATACTTTGTGCGAGGCTTCCGAGGAAACACGCCCGAACGCTTTGGGTTTTTAGACTAATTCAGAAATGGAATAACTGGAACAAAGACCTCGTGGCGAAATTCCCGAACATCAATCTGACAACCTTGGATAAAAACCCAAATGGACAAGTGGCAGTTAAGAATTAAATTACCAAAAGTAAAAGTTTCGTAATCAGTGCGGAAAATATAGTAACAATGGAAAAAATAACAGAGCAGAAAGCCAGAGAGCTGGTGAGCTTTCCCAAGAATTTTGATTTTGAATTGATAGACCAGCAGTATGGATTTGAGAGAAAGATTTTCTCCTTGGTAGACAAAGAAGCATTCCAAGAGCTGGAAACCTCCAATCCAACGGCTTATAATAATTTGGTAACGGCGGGGCTTCATTACAGCTTTGTTTTGTCGCTTCCGAGGATAAAGGTTCATCTGAGTAACTATGGAATCAACCAATATGAGCAGGGAACGACTAAAAACGCCAGCTGGTGGGATGTTCGTGACTTGGCTTTGAGTTGGCTCAGAAAGGCAGATTTTTATTTAGCAAAAGCCTTGAATCTTTTGGCGGAAAAACAGGAACTGCCTTTTTTCAAGAGAAGTTTCTCGCTTCTGCCGTTTTCTGAAACGAGATATTACTTCGGAGAAATTTCTCCAGAGGTTTATTTGATGCTTTCAGATTTGATGCGTGGTGCTTTGGATGAGTTTCTTTCCAAAATGAAACCTTGTGAAGCAGATGTTCTTCTGGGCGATGATGTGCTGAAAAATTTAATAAAAAAATACTGTATTGATAAATCAAAAGCAGATGCGGCGGCGGAACAGGGCTTTCTGTTTACCAGCACAGGCATCGTGGTGCAGTATGAGGAATTACCGTGGCAGAAGTCTGTAGTGCTTACAGATGAGGAAAAAAGAATATTTCAGGTACGCCATATCAGAGGAAGTGAACGCTATCTTACACAAATATGGGATTATCTAAGTATATACAGGGACAAATTCCCTTGCTGGAGTGGGGAAGATTCTCAACCGAAAGTCCCTATCATCGCAAAAAAAGGAGGTCTTTTCTTGTAATATCTTGTCTTTTTTTAGCACCCTGCGGGGTGCTATTTTTGTTTTTGTGATTACAGAAATACATACAGAAGATTTGCATTATTGTCCAAGCACAGAGGTGTTTGGAGGTATTTTGGTGAGGCTCTACTATGCTTCTGTTTCGGACTTTGCGAAAATAGTTCTTCCCGAAGCGGAGGGCTACGAAGACAGCAGGATAATTTCTAAAGGAAATATTTTACTCAAACACGGAAAAAGTCTAAAGGCTGTGGATGTTTATCTAGACCAAGGTTCTCTATCGGAGAAGGTCACTGGCAGTGCAAAGAGATGGAAGCAGATGAGCGAGCTTTCGTTTCAGCTGACAGGAATGACGCCTAGAAACCTTGGTTTTCTTTCCCAGACGGGAAATTCTGGGCTGGTGTTTTTTGTCTCGGATAGTAACGGCAGAGTTTGGGTTCTGGGGAATCTTAGGAATGCTGCATACCTTACCAGTGGAGATGCTACTTCTGGGAAGAAATTCGAAGAGGATAATATGGTAAATTTCACTTTCTCAGCCAATACAGGGCTGTATGAATATGCAGGAAGCATCGCTGAAATAGGAGAGGAGGAAAAGAAAAAACAAGTAGGAGGGTTCTCCAAAGGATTTAGTAAAGGATTTAGAATATAAATAAAGAAACAATGAGTAATGTGTCTACATTGGAGGAAATTAAAAAGCTTCTTCCTGACAACAACAATGGAGAAATTACAGAAGCAAAACTCAGAGAAAGTTTTGAAAAGACTTTTTCTGAAATGGATACTAAAGCAACCAAAGAAGCATTAAAAAAAGTAGAGGATAAAGTCAAAGCAGGAACTCCGACTCCAACACCCAGCGTAAATAACAAGCTCGCAGGAAAGAAGATTTCATTTATTGGAGATTCTATTACTTCGTGGGGGGAGAGTACAAATAACGAATATACACCAGCCAAAGGTTATGCCTATGAGGATGTATGGACTGCACAGCTTTTAAGTCTTACAGGTGGAGTAAAAGCAACGCTTGATGGTAGGGCTGGTTCTAGAGTTACAGGAATAGATGGCGATGCCTTTGCTTTTTCCAGAACAAAAGTGGTAGCCCAAGATAGTGATTTTATATTCATTTTCATGGGCGCAAATGACCAGCGTGCACTGAATGTGCCTACTACTGGTGTTCCTTTGGGAGAAATTAAAGATAAAACTTCTCTTGGGGATATTACTAATGTAAACAATCCAAACCTTAAAAAGTTCACAGAAGCTTATCAGTTAGCATTGGAAAATATGCTTCCTTATTATAAAAAGTCACAAATCATATTGATGACTCCACTTCGGTCTTTCCATGAAGGGTCTACAGATGACCAAAATAAAGATTCTGATAAACTTGCTGAAAGGATTATTGATATAGCAAAGATGTATGGTATCAAGTGGATAGATATGAGGGAAGTAGGTATAACTAAGTATAACCATGGAATCTATTTTTATGATGGTTTGCATCCAAATAAAAGAGGGCACAGGCTTATTGCAGAATATGTAACCAGCAAAATGCTGGAATTTGGGACAGTGGGAAAATTGGAGGCATCGGATTATTACACTAAAACCCAAATAGATGAAAAACTAAAAGCCCTACCAAAAGGGAATACACCTGCTCCTTCAGGTAATATGGTTATAGGTGGAGCTAATCTTTTTAAAAATACGGCTCTTCCGTTGCTTTCACCTAACAACCCCTCTCCAAGTGAAAACACGGGAACTTCTGCTGTTATGAGTGATGCTACAGGAAGTTTTGTGAGGTATACTCCTGTATCTCATCAAGTTGTCGGAGTATATGGTTTTAAAATGGAGGGTATAGTTGCAGGAACTCACTCTAGAAGTATGGATTTTAGGCATTCCCACACAGGAAATGTTACAATTTGGGGACAGAGTATTCCTCCGAATGTTTGGACTAGGATAAAACAGGAAGCCTTTAATTTGGACAGCTCGTGGATGGCAGCGTTTACTTCTGATGTTCAAGGGGTAGCAGTAGACATTAGAAATTTTAAGCTAGAAAAAGGGACAAAAGCAACAGATTGGACACCACATATTTCTGAATACAACCTTGGAATTTCTGATACTATGGTAGATACTGTTTTGCCGTGGACACATGATTTGGAAGTTGTAGCAGAAAAGAATGGTGCTAATGACCGAGTAATCTACAAGCTCCCAAGAATAGAAAGTTTTGCGGAAATATTGGAGTTTAGACTTATTCAGCGTAGCGGCACAGTTACCGAAATTAAAGGTTTGAAAGTGATAACCACTAGCACGGGCAGAAAAGGCATTCCGCTGAAAGCAGATGAAATAGGAGACCCTGTGAAAGTGTATGTAAAAGCTTTATTGAAATAAAAAATAATAATTTAAATATGAATATAAAAGAATTTATTGTGGACAACCTGGTGTTGTTATACAAAGGGAGTTTTTCGCAGAAGTTGTTGGCATCAGCACAGTTGTCACTAGCGCCAGCGGCAGCACTGACTCTCACGGAGCGAATTAGTGGATGGTATGTAGAAAGTGAATTTTTCCTGTTCTGCTTGTGTGTGGTTTTAGCGATAGACCATGTTTTAGGCAGTTATGTTCATTGGAAAGTTTACAACGATTTCACTTTCAAGGAAAATCTGAAAGGATTGATTACCAAATTATCTATCCTGCTGGTGGGCTTTATTACCTTATCAGTTGTGAATAAGGTTCTGGAACCGATAGAGTTTTTCAAGAGTTATTTCAGCGTGTTGGTTCAGCTCATGGTTATTCTCTATCCTGGTTCTTCTGCACTTACGAACATGTCAGTTCTTACTGGGGGAAAATTTCCGCCGAGCGGACTTTTGGATAAAATAAAAAACTTCCACAATAGTGGAGATATTGACGACCTAAAAAGCAAAAAAGATGAAAAGTAAAATCAGTCACAGAATAGGATTCTGGCTCCTGCTTGCTTGTCTGTTATTGTCCATGGTAAGCTGTGGGAGCCGAAAGGCAGTCCTAGAAAAAGAGAAGTCAGAAATCAGCATTCACGAAGCTGAAAGAGAGAAAAAAGATTCCACGGGAATTTCCCAAACCAGGGAACACGAGGAATATAGCAGTATCAGTATGGATTCTGGTTTTAGTATTACTCCGATCGGGAATACACCTGCAGAATTTTCATTTTTCTACAATGGCAAAGAAGTTAAGGGAAAGACCACAGGGAAACTGGATTTTAATAATAAGAAGGATTTGTCAAATAAAAAAACTGACACCTATAAAACAGATACTGTTGCAGTAAGCACCGATAAAGAAAAAGAAACCCAGACTAAAGCAAAAACAGAAACTAAATCCAAGCAGACCGAACGGAGGGAGAGCTGGTGGGTTTATTTCGTAATATTTGCTGCGGGAGGTCTATGTTGGGAATTTTTGAGAAACAAGATATTTTAAAATTTAGATTAATGTATGGTATTAATTTGATATGTCTAATTGCTGCATTCTTCTTTCTAATCATGAGTACTTCTGATAAAACAGAACTTTATGATAGGAGGGGAGTAGATGTGGAGCTTGAAACAATGAAAACTATAATGTATATAGTATGTTCATTGATTCTTATTGTGTGTTCAGTAAAAGATTGGAGTAATAATTAAATTTATAAAGCTATGTGTACTACATTAGATGCCTTAGGGCTTATTTTCATCGGAATTGGGATTGGTTTTGCGCTGACCAAAGGCTGGCAGCTTCATAAGTCCATTAAAGAGAAAGTCCGCAGAGATGCCGAAGAAACAGAGAGAAAAAGAAAAGAAGAACAAAACCAAAATCCGTAAATATGAAAACAGTATCCCATTTTAGAAACAGATTCGGGGTTCCCAATCCTGCGGGGGCTGGTTATTTGGTAACCATAGACCTGCCGTATCCTATGCGGTTGGCTTGGGATAAAAACCAAATAGTAAGAAAAATAACCTGCCACAAGGAAATAGCAGAGCCTTTGAAAGCCGTATTTTCTGATATTCTGAAACATTACGGACTGGATAAAATCAGAGAATTGGGCATTGATATTTTCGGAGGCTGTTTTAATTTCCGAAAAATGCGTGGGGGAAGTGAGTTTTCAGTGCATTCCTGGGGACTTGCCATTGACCTTGATCCTGAAAGAAATCAGCTGAAAGAAACAGCCAGAACAGCCCGTTTTGCCCGACCAGAATACAAAGCAATGATTGATATTTTCTACAAACACGGCTTTATTTCGCTCGGAAGGGAGAAAAACTACGACTGGATGCATTTCCAGTGGGAAAAATTTTAGTAAAAAATGAATCAAATCAGCGTTCCAGACTGCTGGGAGGAGCTTACGGATTACCAGCAAAGAGAGATTATCCATATCATCAGCCATACTGATACGGAAGATTTTACCGAGCAGTATATGCAGATAGTGCAGATTCTTTTGATGAAAAAAGAAAGTATTTGGGAGCGTATCAAGATGCGAAAGGTTTTGAAAAACATACCAATTTCCAATTTTGCTCCAGCTCTTAAATTTATTTCCGAAGAACCGAAACTGCATCATTTTCCAGAAATCAAAGGCTTGGTAAAACCTGCTGTAAGAATGGGGGATATTACCATAGAGCAGTTTTCTGTCTGTGATACCTTGTTCTATCGTTATCAAACGGAGAAAAAGGAGGTGTATCTCCGCCAGCTGGTGGCGGCATTATATCGGCTGGACCCGAAGAGCGAGAGTAGAGAACCGAAATTTGATAAAAACCTGCTTCCGAAAGTTGCCGAAATTACAGACAAAATAGATGTAAAGGAAGCCGAGCGGATTGGCTTTATCTTCGGGTCGGTGCGGATGTATATTGCCAAGGTGTATCCGAGCATTTTCAAGAGCGACACGCCACGCTCAGAAGATCAGCCTGTATTTGCTGTCAAGAAAAAATTCACTCCATTTTCTCAAATTGTAGTAATGATGGCAGCAGATGAACTCCGCCTGCTGGGGAACCTGCACGAGTGCCAGAAAACTCTGCTGTATGATTTCATGAATGCATTTTTGGAAAGTAATAAAATTCATAAACTGAAAAATAAAACATAATGAGAGGAACATCTTATTTAGAGTTAAAGAATTACTTTAACCAAATCGTGGAAAAATCTGAATTCTTGGAGGATTTTATTGGTTATTTTTCAAGAGAGTTAAGAAACAAAGAGCAGAGTTCCAGAGGAATTCAGTTTCCGTGCTTGGCTCTTTTTAATTATAATTTTGGGATTGAGGGGGAGCAGATGGCGACTTCATCAGCGGTGCGAAATCTGAGTTTCGCTATTCTTCTGGACGCTCCAGCAGATGACTATGAGAAACAATACGAGGCAATAGATAAGGCGGAAAAACTGGCGCTAAAAGTTGCATCACGAATGCGCTTTGATGCCAATAGACCAGAGCATTTCCTCTACGGAGCGTTTGTAAAAAACAGCATAGAAGTCCGCCCTGTGGAACTGGATATAAGCAGGCTCTTCGGGGTAGAAGTGAGTTTCCAGCTGAAGAACATTCAGTCGCTGAAACTTGACGCTAATGACTGGAACGATGTAGATAAAGTGTGCTAATAAAAACAGCGAGAATGTGGTAAATTCTCGCTGTTTTTTTCCATATTATTTTTGATTTGGAAAAAAATCGTGTTTTTTTTCAATAAAACATTTACATTTGTAATGTAAAATTAGAATTAGGTATGGATTGGATTTTAGGTTTTATTGTCGTTCTTGTGCTTGTGTTCTTCTTTTTAGGAGACCAAAGAAAAAACAAGTAGGTCTAATTTAGGTTAGACTTTGTCTCATTGTCTATATTATTGTCTTCCCATCTTAGATATTCAGCATACCACTCCCACGCCTCATCCAAGAACTCAGTCTCAGATATTACAGGAGACATAGCACCTCCTGTGGCTTCTACATTATTCTGAACTAAAACTAATTCAAACACCTCGCATCCATATTGGTAAGTTTTACGAGGTTTCTTGATTGTTTCCTTGTTGAGGGTCACTGTGGCTATTTCCTCTGGAATAATCAGCACCAAAGATAAGTAGTGTGGGGAGTAGATATATTTAAATACTCTATCCTGCGGTTCTTCTGCCAAAAGAAACTTCGGCATTTTTATTTCTGCGATTTTCATAATTTATTTTTTTCTGATTCCTAACCATTCACCTGTTTTATCATCGTAGAAGTGTGCATATCCTTCAGATGTTTCTATGAGTTCATGAACTTCACAATTTAATATTCTTGAAAAATCCTCAAGACTTTTTCCATTTGGAGAATCCATTCTGTTATAAAGGGCGTTGTAAGTTATACCTAATTCTTTAGCGATTTCTTGTTGTGATTTGCCCGATTTCTTTATTAGCTCTCTTATCCTGTATTTCATATTGTTTCTTTTTTTGCAAAGATATAAAATATTATATATATGTATAATATTATAAATATAAATATTATACAAAAATTTCATAATTGAAAATCAATCATTTAGAAAAAATATTAAATAAAAGTATAATTTTATTTGGTTTGTATTATATAAAAGTGTTACATTTGCATAAGAAAATTAAAGGAAAGTATAACATTAAAAACAAAAGATATGGCAACTACTTATGTAACTACAATAGATAAGAAAAAGAAAACAATTACAACTTATGAGCTAACAGATGATGTTGTAGAAAAAATAAAAGATATGCTGACAATCTTTACACCAGACCCAAATGTAGAATATTCTTTAGGTTTTAGAAGATATGAAAGCCTTAGCAGAAGCAAACAATTTTATTTACAGTTCGTGTTTGAAAGAGAAGGGCTAGGGTTTCAAAAACTTAAAAAATTTCTTGAAAACTTTAGCGAAAAAGATTTTAAAGAATTTAAAAAAGGCTTACCAAACTTTAAAAACATCAACGAAGTAAAAAAATATCTTACTCAAAAATATTTAAAATAAAAACCACTGACCTAAGCAAGTCACAAAAAGGCTTTTTTAAAAAAATATTAACTTTAAAAATCAATCAAAATGAAAACATTAGAAGAAATGCGCAACGAAATCAACAGAGCAAAAAACTTATTCAACGAGCTAAAAGAAAATCAAGGTAATTTCGGTCAAGAAGAACTAATGAGTTTAATATACGATTTAACAGTTGAAATTATAAAGACTGACAATAGACTGTTATCAATGGACAAAAAGTGGGTAAATTATGGCACTTTCGCTTCAACGGCGCACGCTAATAAGTATCACTTTGGCGAAGAACTGGCGCAAATCATTGAAGAGGTGCTTACTGGTAGAATTACCCACGATGAAGACCACGAATTCAGAGTAGAAGACTACGAAGAACAGATTTCTGAAAGAATTTTTGAAAAATTATATTAAACCGAAACAAAATGAAAACAACAATCCACCACGCCCTGCTGTTGCAGGGCTTTTTTTATTATCTTTGTGACTGAAGAAAAATTTGTGCTGATATGAAAAAGGTAAAATCGTTAGATGTAACAATTAAAGGATATGAAGAATATAAAGATAATATTATAAAAACCTATCCAAAACAATTCGTTTCTCTTATTATTAAGGAAAAAGACAATGGACACGAGGATGTATTTGTAGAATGTGTTTATGGTCTTTTGGGAGAATTGTTTTCAGAAAACGGCGAGGAAATTATTCCATTTTTAAGAGAGCCTCAAAAATATTACATAGACGCATATATAAAGAAATCATATCGCAAAGAAAGAATTTATGAAGCCCTTGTTTTAGTCATCAATGTTTATGAAAAAGAGGTGGGTTTTGTAGAACCTAAAAAAGAATTTTTAGGGAACTATGTATCTAATTATGATAAATATACATGGTGGACTATTATAGATGGAGAGAGTGAAATAAAGTGTTCAATATCCAATCAAAATCCAGATATTGTAGAAGAAATAGAAGATTATAATAATGCAAAATTAGTGATAAATGGAGATGTAGTAGATGTATATTTCTTTTCTAGTTTGGTGGGTAGTATTAGTAAAAAATCATCAGAAGAAATTATATCTTATTTGAAAAATGAAAATATAGATGTGATACCTAATTTTAGAATTAGTGAAAGTAGGGATACTTACCAAAGAAAAGCAAGGTTGCTTATTGATTTAAAGGAAAAAAAATATTTAGAGCTCTCTGAATACATTAAAGACAAATCTTTACTTATTGATGGCGTTCAAGTTGTTAGAAAAGTTAGACAAGGCGATTATATTCATTATTTCCCTGTTGATGATGAAGAATTAAACAACCCTAATTTAGAGGCAGAACTTGCAGAAATAGAGAGAAAAAGAAAAGAACGAGCAGAAAAAATGCGGATAAAAAAAGAAAAAGAATCTCGTAGAGGCTGCATTATAATGAGCATTATTTTTGCTGTTGTTTTAATATTTTTCTTAATAAAATGTAGTTAAATGTTTGTGCAATAAAAAATCATTTGTATATTTGCATCAGCTAAATGAAATAAGAGACAAGGGAGAGTCTTTATAAAATCCCATTTAATTTTAATTTTAATATAGGCTTAGCCTTGATAAGTAGTGGTTACAATTCCCTTGTGTCTTGTTTTGTTTAGCGACCCACGAAAGTCAAGGTTTTTTTGTTTTCGTGGTTTTAAAGGGAATTTAATTTAAATTTTTATAAAATGCTAAACAAAACAACAATTGCACAACCTGTGAAGCGTAGTAGCAGAGTGCTTAGAAGAGTGAAAAAAAATCTAATAGAGCCCGTAGATTTTGCAGAAGTTTTCGGGGGAAGCCTGCAGATGAAGTTGGTAGGAGGATGCTACTACTGCGGATTCCAAAACGAGGAGCAGAGAGCTCACGCCTGGGGCAGTTCTATTGCTAAAGCCTACAAGAATATGTTAAAAAACTTTCACGAAAAATATATGATATGAAAGGGAATAAAGAATATATAGAGGTTCAAGGGGCAAAACTCTCAGAAGAATGTCTGGAATACATCAAGCTGAACCAGCAGAACGAAAGCTTTGGCTTTAGGGAGCAGCTGGATAAGATAAACACTTATCTCAATAAACTCCTCACGGCACATCTTTATTTAGAAACCGAGGAAGAAAAAAAAGAAGTAATGGATGTTATCTACGGACTTATTTTTCTTCGAGATGATATCAATAAGTTTATACTATAACTTATGGAAGATTACAAAGAAAAAATAAAAGACCTGTTCCTGCGGTATTACAGGAACATCGGCGAGGAGGAGGAAAAAACCTATCTCTCCACCAAGAGGATCTTAGAAATGGTGGGGGGGGTAATTCCTTCAAAGCCTATCAGCGAGCATGATATCTATGAATGCATGACGGATATGGGCTTTTACCAAGAGTTGGAAATTATCTACGGACAGGTATGTATCTTTGAAGGAGATAAAGAAAAAGGCATTCCTGCTGAATACGATAGAGTCGAAGTAGACCGAGTATTCAAATGGGTGGTTTTTGAAAAGAAACACGGAGTATAAACCTTCGCCCAGTATATAGAATGAAGACTATTGCTGGGCGTTTTTTTTGTTGTAAATTTGGGATATGGAATACAGAGATGAATTAGAAATAGCACAAAAAGCAGAGCAGATGCTCACGGGTGCTATTCGTAATAAAACCAATTCTTTTGCGGACCACTACAATGGGAAAAAAGAAGATGAACCGAGCCTAAAACAGGCATCTGCTAAATCCTATGTAAAAAAATACGGCAGGAAGAAAGACGGAAACCAGCAGATTTTCTTGCGCAGGCTGGTTATTCGTATGGCTCGGCACGGCTTTGTCCAGCACTATGGTGTCAATAGTCTGCGTGCTGGTGGGTTTAGGAAATCCAAATTGGGGAATTCATATCACTATGATGCCCACGATATGGAGATGAGAGCCCAGCCATTCATAGGAGATGCTATCAAACAAAGTGATGTAGTAGAGTTTGTTTCCCAGAATGTAGCAGAACTCAGAGCGAAGAATTTCGCTGAAGAGCTTATATTTCCACTTTCGCATTTTGCTAAATGAAAATAATTACTTAATTTAGAGGTATGAAAAACACACAGTCTTTTTTACTAATGCTCCTTATCTTCCTTGCTGTTGGTGGAGTGAATGCTGTCTTAGGACTTATGGTTCTTTCTTATGCATTGATATCTAAGTTTTGGTTTGTTGTGATATACATTCCTTTTCTTGTTCTTTTAGGAGTGCTTTTCAGTAAAATCAAACTTCCGAATGTTATTTATATATTGGGAGGCTGGAGTTTAGTAGTCGGTTTTTTAGGACTTCTGGGGGTTGTTTTTTACTCTGTTTTTATTGAAAATATAGACGAAAAGGTTCTTTATTCATTTGTCAGTATAGCAACCACAGGAATGGTTGTTACTTATTCTTTTCTTCAAACAGAAAAATAGAACATTCATAACATTCACATACTTGAACAATTGCGGGCTGAATTTTCAGTCCGTTTTTTTGTCCTTTGGAGAGAGCTTGAAAAAATCAATCTTTGGGAATTAAAGATTGAACATGGCAAAGAATGTATCTACAACAATAGTTTTAAAGGTAAACGGAAAAGATGTTGAAAATTCTTTCAGTGGGTTAAGCAAGGAAGCCCGAACCTTGGAGAGTGAGCTTCGGAAACTCACACCAGGAACTGAAAGGTTCATGAGAAAAGCTGCGGAACTCAAAGAGGTAAAAGAGCATTTTTCAAGAGTAAAAAGTGAGATTGATGCTGTAAGCGGAAAGCTAAAAGAGTCAGAAGGCTTTTTAGGGAAATTTCGCTCCAAACTTTCTGATATAGGACTCAGTTTTGGAAATCTCGGTGTAGGTTTGGCTGGTCTCCATTTGAAAAACACAGCAGAAGAACTGCTCAAAGTATCTGATGCTATGGCGGATGTTCAGAAGACTACAGGCATGGCACTGGATGAAGTGAAACAGCTCTGGGAGGCTTTCGATGATATGGACACCAGAACCTCCAAGATGGACAGACTGAAGATTGCCGAAGTGGGCGGTCGGCTTGGTGTTCCTAAGGAGGAAATGGCATCTTTCGTTCAGGAAGTGGACAAAGCATATGTTGCCCTGGGAGATTCTTTCGATGGCGGTTTAGAGGGCGTGGTAGATTCTTTAGGAAAAATCAAAGGATTATTCGAGGAGACCAAAGGGCAGAGCTATGCCGATGCTATCAATGGCGTAGGTTCTGCCTTGAACGAACTTGCTGCATCGGGAACAGCCAGCGAGGGGAATATTTCAGATTTTGCTCTTAGAATAGGTGCTTTGCCAGATGCGCTCAAACCATCTATTGATAAAGTCTTAGGGCTTGGTGCAGCGTTTGAAGAATCTGGGGTAGATTCTCAGATTGCAGCTTCGGGATATTCTAACTTTATGAAGGTGGCAGGGGAGAACATCGGATTGTTTGCCCAGTCTATGCATATGTCCACGGCGGAGGCGAAAGAATTGTTTAATACCAATCCAGAAGAATTTTTCTTAAGATTTTCCGAGGGAATGCGTGGCGTAGAAGCCACAAAGACGGTTGAGATTTTTGACAGCCTTGGTATAAAATCACTGGAGGTTCAGAAGGCAGTCGGTGCAGCTGCCAATAGAACCGATGAATTCAGAGCTGCTATGGAAAGGTCTGGCAAGGCAATGGCTGACGGAAATTCCCTTTCAGATGAATTTAGCAAGAAGAATAACAACGCAGCAGCAGTTGTAGAAAAGTTGAAAAATGCTTTTGCGGATATGTTTACTTCTAATAATATTATCAATCTTTTTGAGGATGTTATCCGTGTGATTGGCTTCATTACAGGAGTGACCAAGGAGGCGGGAGACGGCATAAGGGAATTTAAAGACAGGCTTGTTTTTTTAGCAAAAATCATCGGGGTGATGGTTACTGCTATGGTCAGTTATAAAGTAGCAATGTATCTTATTGCTCTTTCCACCCAAAAAGCCTACCAGCAGACCATTCTCTATAATGCAGTCCAAAAGGCTAAAATGGTGATAGATAATGCAGCGAAAGGCGTAACCCTGCTGTATGCAGCAGCAAAGGCTACACTTTCGGGAAATACTGCTGGAGCAACTGCTGCAATGAGAGCCTTTAATATGACTACTAAAATGAACCCGATTGGTTTATTAGTCGCAGCAGTAATGGCGGCAGTGGCAGCATATAAACTTTATCATAAGGAAGTAGATGCATCTACACAAAAGCAGAAAAATCTAAATGATGCTTTTGTAGAGGCAGAAAAAAGCATTGTTTCTCAAAAAAATGAGCTGGACCAGCTTATGAAAACTGCCAGAGACGAAACTTTATCTAAAGAAAAAAGGCTGGAGGCTATTAGAAAACTTAACGAAATTTCTCCAGAGTATTTAGGTTTTTTGAATTTGGAAAACATCAATACTCAAGAAGCAACTAAAGCGGTCGATAAATACACCCAGCATCTCCTAAAAATGGCAAGAGTAAAAGCCCTTACAGCCAAAATGGATAAAATAGGAGAGCAGATTATTGATAAAGAAAACGAATCATTGGGCGAAAACCTTGGGCTTATTGATAAAGCAGCTAATAAAATAAGTAATTTTTTTGGAGGAAAAGATGTTGTAAATCTTGATAAAAATGAAGCTGTTCAATATCAAAAATGGCTGAAAGCTGTCGGAAAAAAACGAGCAGATGAGTTAAAAAAAGAATATGCTCATGTTTATGAACAAAGAAAGCAAGATGTACAAGGTTTAACGGACCAGCAGAGGGCGCTTGCAGAGGAGATAGCCAAAATACAAGGAGAGGAGGGTGGAACCGCTCCTGCTTCTAATAAGCCAGTAAATAGTGCTGTTGCAAATCCGACAAAAAACAAGACTCCCAAAAAGAATTCGGGAGAAGATAAATCCAAATCTGCTTATGAAAAATCATTAGAAGATAAGCGTAAATATGACAAAGAGCTTTTGGATGCTCATAGAAAATACGAAGATGAAAGGGAAAAAATTCAGCTCGAAGGTTATGAGAAAGAAAAAAGACTTTTGGAAACCGAGCACAATCGGAATTTAGAAGATATCGAAAATCAGAATAAAGAAAAGAAAGACGCTATTGCTAAAGTAGAGCGAGAGATTTCTGATTTCCAAAAAGCAAAAGCAGGAGCAAGTCCTCAAGCTCAAAAGAATTATGATGCTGCGATTCAGAATAAAAGAGAAGAAATCGCAGTTATCAACTCCATTATTGCGCAGAATAATAAAATCAAAGAGCAGATGGAGCATACACATCAGTTGAAAATAAAAACGATTGATGAAAAAGCAGAGCTTGAAAAACATCAGCGTGATATCACGAACTTACAGAAAGAGGCGGCTCTTATTCATGAAAAGAATGAGAATGAAATCACAGAAATTAAAACCATGGCAGAGGCAAGGGAAAAACTTGCTGAAATGGAGTTTTTGAAACTTAGTGATCAAGAGTTGAAAAACATTCATACGCTAGAAGACGCCAAAAAAGCATTGAGGGAAAATGCAAACAGAGCTGCACTACAGGCGCAGATAGAGCTTTTTAAAAAAGAGCAAAAAATATTGGAGGATTTACTCAGTAATCCAAATGTATTTTCTGAAAAATCAGTGCAGGAACTCAAAGAAAGAATAGCATCTATTACTACAGAAGTCAATAAATTGAATGCTGCTAAGAATGGAAATGAAGTAGGTGATGAATCCCAAATCCAGAAAGATGCCCGTAAGGAAATGGACAAAGTCGATATTCTTGGGTTTTCGGTTACACAGTGGAGCGATACCTTCAAAAACCTAGACACTACGGAGCGCAAGCTTCAAGCTGTAATGATGGGCGTGCAGGCGTTGAAAAATGCATTTTCTCAGTTTTCTGAACTTCAGCAAAGACTTAACGAGCGAGAACTCAGAAGTTTTACCAAAGGGCAGGACAACAAGAAGAAAGAGCTTCTTCGACAACTGAATGAAGGTTACATCAACCAGGAACAATATCATAAAGGTGTCCAGCTGTTAGAGGAGGAAACCGATGCGAAGAAAGCAGAATTGGCAAACAGACAAGCTAAGATTCAGAAAGCAATGGCGATTGCACAGATTGCTATCAATACAGCTCAAGCAATTATTGGAATATGGGCGCAGGTTCCTAAGTTTGATTTTGGTATTTCTGCTGGGGTTCTTACTGGTGTGGTGTCGGCTTTGGGTGCTGCGCAGATTGCGGCGGTTCTTGCTCAGCCAGATAGTTTTGACAAAGGTGGTTTTACAGGTGGTGGCTTCGGTTCTCCTGATAGTTCTGGATTCAGACCAGCGGGAATAGTCCACGAGAACGAATATGTCACTCCTAAATGGATGCTTCAGAATCCAGTGGTTGCTGATGTAGTAGACTGGATGGAAAGTATCCGAACAGGGAGAACTCAAGCACCAAGAGGCTACGCAGAAGGAGGTTTTACGGGCGGAGGACAGACTTCGGGAGGAGATGCTCAGACTCCTGCAACGGCTCAGATGGTTTTAGGAGCAGAAATGCAGCCTCTTTTATCAGACTTGAAGCAGGTGCTTTCTGAACTAAAAGAAAACGGAGTAGAAGCGTGGATGGTAGAGAACGCCGAAAACGGTAAAAGATTGAAAAACGCAATAAAACAATTTGAAAATATAGAGAAAAGAAATGCGAGAAAATAAAAATTCTTTCCAAAAATTCAAGGTTTTTGATAACGACCCGATGAATAAGCTTTGCGACCAAGTGATTTCCTTGGTCGAAGAGCTGACAAATGAAACGCCTGCTGTGTGTGGTTCTGTAGCGAAAGTGTTCGGGGAACAGCTGCAAGAAGACTACACGCCGAAAGATGTAGATTTCGTAGTGAGCAGGTGGGCTTTCCGCCAATTGCTATGGAAAATTCCTACTGAAATTACAGGCGTAAAAATGATTGAGCAAAATCCCAATAGAATAATTCTCTTTACGAATTATCGATATTGTATAGAGATATGGGTTCATAATGCGGTTTCAGAAAAAAGAGAGTTAAAAAAATATCAAAACGAAATTCTTTATACAGATTATGGCAAAGAAAATTAGATTAAAAAAGATTGCGGTTTGTGATAATTGGCAACTTACCTCGCAAAATGGTTATGAATGCGGCGGATACAAACAAGAAGACGCTCCTTTGGTAGAGTGGGATGTGAATCCTCCTACTATTGTTTTTGAATACATCAAAGGCAAAGGAATGCCCAGCCAGCAGACCAGCAGGCTGACTTTCCCAGAACTAGATTTGTGGAATGATGCTCCATATAAGAAGTTTGTCTATAAAACTCGGGTGACTTATAACCTTGGAGCATCGAACTGGTTAAATGTCAGCACCAAGGAAAAGATATTTAGAGAGGGGGGAAACAGCGGAAAGATTAACCCACGCCAAGCAGATGTTCTTTTAGATGTTACAGGGCTTGCGGGACTGAGTGCGGGAAGATATTCAGCATCTATCATCTACGAGGCTTACGGGATAGATGACAGAGGCGGTGAGCATTACATAGAGCCGAGTTCTGTTTCTGTGACTGTTAAACTAGAAGTTAAGCAAGGGCAGGCTTCTCCATCGGATTTGGTGACAGACAAGACCGATCTTGTTCTGACTTACAACAAGGCGACAAAGACCCTTAGTGGAGATACCAGGTTAGAAGTCCGCACTACGGAGCCTATTACTTTTAATATTACTCCAGATTGGGAGTCTTTTTATCCTTTTTCTTTGGATATTTTGAAAGAAACTGATAAAAGTGTTATACAAATATCAAAGTCTGCATATTCAGACACCACTCCAGTAGATTCTACTTATGAATTTCATGCAGAAATAAAAGCGGGAGGAAAGAAAAAGACGATTATAATTTTATTTAAAACTATTTCGGGAGAAGTAGTGAAAGATTTTGATTTTTCTCCAAGAATTTTTGAAGATACTTTAATAAAAGGGGTAGATTCTGCAAAAACTTTCACTGCGGATATAGTCAACCCAAATAATTTAGAAATCAGCGTTTCTCTAAAACCATCATTCATAGAAACTGCTGTGATAGAAGGTGGAAAACTGAAAATTACCACAGTGAAACCAGAGAGTCTTGCCGTGGGAGCTTACAGCGGAGAAATACTGCTTTCAGCAGGGACAATAGAAAAGAGTTTTTCAGTAAGGCTGAAGATAGCAGAGAGTTTAAGATCAGATTTTAGAGGCGAAACCTATTATTTTGCTCTGGACAAGAACAAGATAAAGATGAGCCAAAATAATCCTTTCTCCAGTTATGTGAAAATGAAATTGGAGATGTTTTTCAAAGGCTATCAGCAGGAATATCAGGAGGTTCAGGAGTATGAATATCTGTATTTCAAAAACGAAGTAGAGATTTTCCCTGGAGAGGAAATCCAAGATTTTTTTGCCAGATGCAGGGAGCTTTATCCGTTGAATGATGTGGGTTATCAGTATAGTTTTGCTTTGGTAAATATTACTATTACCGAGCATAATGCGGATGATGAACAGCTTTCAGAATACCAGATAAAGAATGTTTTCTTTGTTCCTGGTAGAAGACCGAAGTGCTTCCCGTTATTTACCAATCATCCCATGCGCAGAACCTATCCAGAATCTGTAATCCGTATCAGTGCAGATGCTATTTCGGAAAAGGCAGAATTTGTTCCGCTGATGAATATTTATCAAGGAGGAAAACCCGCTTTTGAGAAGAAAAACGAGGTTCGTTCTCATAATTTTATCCGAAAATTATTCACTGGAAAAGAGAATGAAATCATTACTGCTGGGGAGATTAAATATATTCCATTCCCAGAGGTTGAAAATCCGATTCACATTTTCTTTGAAACGGAGAACTTGGTGTTTGAGTGGTTCTCTGCTCACGATAAATATCGAATGATTTCGGAGTTTGAGCATTATTTTGATGCTGAAAACAAATTAAAATACGGCAGCAAACGGAAGAAATCGCTTACTATCAATACAGGGTGGATTCTTCGGGAGGAAATTGCGCTGATAGATGATCTGCTGGGGTCTAATCTATGTTTTATCATGATTGGCAATTTAAGGCTGAAAGCCGTAGCTGTAGGCAAGAAAAACGAAATGTATGACACCAGCGAACATCTGTATCAGATGGATTTAGAGTTTAATGTGATAGAAACTATGTAAATTATGCAGGACAAATTTATAACCAATGAAGGAATAGAGATTCCGCTGGACGGGCTTTCATTTAGTTTTACCGAAGAAAATCCAAGGTTCAAGGACAGCTTCTGGACCAACTACACTTTGCCCATAGAGTGTCCTTATACGGTGGAATTCCTTAGGAAAATAGGTCAGTTTTCTTCGCTTGATAATTCAAAACTTAAGCGGTTTCATGATGGGATCCATATTCATGAAGGGAAGCGGCGAAAAGGAAAAATTGAAATTTTGGAGTTTGGGACAAAGTCGCTAAAATTTCAGATTGATTCTGGATTTGAAAACTTACCTAATTTTGACAAAAAACTAGCAGATCTGCCTCTGCATAATTTCGAAGTTCCAGACATCTACCAGCACGCCAATGAAGTCGTGGAAAAGAGCTATCCTGCATCAGATTATAATTTTCCAAAACTCTATACAGATGAATACAATCTGGACAGTGAGGAATGGAAATATTTTGATTCGATGATAAATAACAGAGTGCAGGAACAGGGAAAGGCTGAAAAGAGTTTCCCTAGAAATAGAGTAGAGGACGGCATGGATGTTTATAATAAAAATATCATCCATCCAATGCCTTACCTGCTGTATGTTCTGAAAGCGGGGTTTAAAGATGCTGGTTTCCAGCTTATGGGGGATATTCTTAGTGATGAGCATCTGCTTCAGCGATGTATTTTTACCGATAAAAACTACTACACCACAGGAGACCAAAAACTACATAAACTCAGCATGTTCAAGGAGGAAGTATATTTGACCGAGCGGACTCCTGGGGGCGATATGTTTGGAAAGTGGAAAAAATCAGTAGTGATAGAGGCGCCAGGGAAATACAGAATTTATTTCAAAGTGCATAACGCATTGAAGGGCGCTGATGTTAATCTCTATTATGGAGGCAAGCATGTTTATTCTTTCGGTGCTGGTAATCAGCTCCAAGTGGTGGAGAATTTAAGCTTTGTTTTAGATGTCAGCGAGCAGGACGCCGTGGATAGGAAGGAATTTGTCTTTGAATATTACGGCTATTTAGAGGCGCCGCATTTAATGGATTCTTCTAAAAAAGATATAGGTCTGGCGTATATGGAAATCCGACCGATGAGACAGCACACCATAGAGGGCAATGTGATTCCGTATGTATTCAATTTTAACAGGGTTAATCTTAAAAAAGCAGTGCCAGATATGTCGTTCGGGGATTTGGTGACCATCATCAAGAACTGGCGAAACTATGACCTTACTTTTGATGGCTCTAAGGCTATAATGAACCTTATTAGAATTGATAAGAGCAAGGAGCCAGAGGATTTCAGAGCCTTTGAGGTAGAAAATCCTATCAGGAAATTTACTGATAAAGAGTATTTTCATTTGAAATTTCCAGAAGTAGAGGGAATGGAAAACAGAAATATTTTCTTCAATGAAAAAGGTTATCAGCTCAATCCTCATTTTGTGCCTGAAAATACTACAGAAGTTACTGTTAATGGCTTTTGTCTTCCGATGGCGTTTTTCCGTGGTGCTAATACTGCCAAGGCATACAAGGAAAGTTCCTTGATGCTGGTTTATTACGCAGGGCTGGACAGAGACGGCGACAACCATGCCACCAATCCGAGGGGGCTAGAAGGAGAGGAGTGCGCCGAGCATCTTAAGCCCTGGTATATGAACAGGCTGTCTAACTTCAGCTACAAATGGACATTCATTGCGGAAAAAAACAAAATCCGTAAGTATGATATCCGCTCGGAAATTTTTGCCTATAATAAAAGGCACTGGATAAAATCCTGGGTAAAAAATTCCATTTCGGATAAACACTATTCTATAGAGATAGAAACTGAAACTTATTAG